TACTTTTATGTCTGGTGCCATTTATGTATGCAATTCAGAATCTATCTATTATTTATACTTTAAGATGTTATCTGATTAGCTAATTGTTTTAATAGAGTCTTAATTTCATCAATATCTTTTTTCATCTCATCCAATTCTGCCTTTTCATCTAATTTTCTATTCTTGGATGCCATATAACTGGCATATGCCCTATTGTCCATATCAATTATAGCTCCTGAATTTTCATCCCGAAATAGGTTTTTATGACCTTCAACTTTTATCATGTTGCTTTTGATTTTGATTTTGCTTGTACTTTTTTAAATAACCTCAAATGATGAGGGTATTTAAATTTACCATCCTTCATTCCACCCATTTTCATAGTTTTGAAAGGATGTAACCTTTCAATACTATTCTTTGCGTCTATTTCAGTTATAAACTGTTTAAATGATTTCATTACGCTAAAGCAATTGCTCTAAAGTCCTTAAGTCTAACAGGAACACATTCATTGGTAGATGTCATTACAATTTTAATGCTAAATCCACTAAATTGTTCTAAATCTTCAACACTAAATTGATATTCTGAGAAATCATCTTGTCCATTTGCTTTTACGAAAGCATCTGGTCTACCATCACTCATTCCTAAATCAATTATTTGATCGCCAAATCCATCACCATCAATATCAACTAGATTTTCATGTCCAGGGAATGGTCTGTATGATTGAGAAACTTCACTGGAATCGGCAGTATACAATCTATAATAAACACGGAAATCTGCTTCTGGTTGACGATTAGCAGCAACAAGAACTTTTATTGAAGTTGCAGGTTGTGCCAAACTAACTTTTTTAGAAACAAATATAGAACCATGTGGATCATCTGATAATTGTTTTGATCTAGTATCAGTGGCATAGTTATCAGCACCAATAGGATTATTGATCTTATTTCTACCTAAAATAAATGTAGCATTCTTAACATCAATAACAGGTGATAAATTAGTATCACTACTTGCCATATCAACTTTAAGTGTTAATGACTTATTATCAGGTAAAGTAGTTAATCTTTCTACTTCATTAGTCTTAGAACATGCCATTCTTGGTGTTGGGAAGAATGTTGTTTCATTTAGTATTGTAGGTTCAAATCCCTGATCTAAGAATGATACCTCATTACCATCAGCACTTGTTCCACTAACAGTTCTAAATTGAGCACCAACACTAGTTCCTTTACCAGGAGTAATTACATTAAATTGAGCAGAAGCATTACTAAATTGATGGTTCTGAGATACACCAACATTACTACCAACTGCTTTATCACTAGAGAAACTATATTGAGTTCTACCAGATGCTCTTGTACCTGTTCCTCTATCTAATTCTAAGAAATAATTATCAATATTAGAAGCATCTTTAAGAGTATTATTTGATGTTATATCATGGACAGTATTTACCAAAGTTAATGGCATACCATTTATTTCATATGGTTGAATCTTAGCACCAATATCATGTCCTACGGCAATAGAATCACCAACACCTCTAGTTTCTAAACTTAGAATATCTAATCCAACAATATACTCAACTATTTCATCATCAATTAAAGCATATCCTCTATCAGAAGCTATTCCAGCAAATCTAGTAAATGCTAGATCAGTTCCACCAACAGCAATATTTACTTGACTATCTGTTGCTGTAATAATATTTGAAGTTTCTGCTGCTGTAGTGTCTGGTTTTACATTTGTAATTTTTATCTTATTATTAGATCCATGATGTGCATGATTATGTTGAATCACTTCCATAACATTACCATTATATTTGTCACCATTAACAGTAGATGTACCGTTGGTTTTAGCAACTGTTGTTTCTACTACAGTCCTTGTATCGTTAGTAGCACCATAATGTACTAAATCTTCACCAGAAACAAACTCCTCACCTTGAACATCGGTTAAGAATAGAGTGTCTATTGTTGTATCTACTATACTCTTAATAGCGATTGTAAGTCCAGTTCCTTGTATGGTTGATAAATCTAGAGAAGATTGTTTTGGTCTTAAAATCTCACCAACCCTAAATCCAGTCAATGTTTGACCAGATACTGCTTTAACATCTGAAAGTGTTATTTCAAGAACACCATTAATATCTAATCCAACCTCAATCTTTGCTTCTAAATTAGCTCCAATTCCATTAACAGATTCAAATTCAACTCCAGTAGCTGTTGTTATAGAGTTTGTTAAATCCATTTTACTCCAATCACCCTTAGTGACGACTTCTACTGTAGTAGCAGAAGAATCAGTACCAGTAGTTGGAGCACCACCTCTTGCTTCTATAATACCTGTAACTGTAGCATCTTCATCATCATTAGCAGCTCCTGTACTAATTTTTCTACCTACTGGTAAATCAAGTGCAGTTGTTGCTGTTATTCCAGTAACAGGAAGGATTAATTTTCTTGGGAAAGTTCTGATTGGATTGGTTGGTAATGGTTGAGTATTTTGATTACCAGCTTCAATAGAACTGTTATAAAGAGTAACTGTTCCTGAAGGAACGAATGCTGCTTTATATAATGTAAATTTAAGATCTGATTCTTGACTAGGTGTCCAAATAGTTCCATTTTGTGATTTGAACAAACTACCACCAAGATATGATTGAGTACATTGTCCAACTTGAGAATCATCAGTAGTTGCTGGTAAAGAAGTAGGAGGTGTTATATTAGGTTCTCCCATAGTAGCAACCCACATTTCATAATCAATAGAACCAGGTGATAAGAATACTAAAGCATATTCTTTCTTTGCTTCCAAATAAATTGGTGATGGGAATGTAACTCTAGTAGGAACAGACGCATCAGACGATACATTAATATTATTTGGATTTAATGTTACCTGTGCATAGTCCTGAACAAGAATATTTGTTGGTGTTCCCAACTCCATAGTCCTTAATTCTACAAAGAGTTTCTTATCTGTTGCCTTTCTACCAAAATATACATCAACAGAAGATAAAAATGCTCCTGTTTCATCTACAGTAAATGATTGTGCTAAAGGATCCCTATAAGGTGCTTCTACTCTTTCTGTAGATTCTTCTACATTGACACTAACAGTAGTTGTAATTTCATTTGGTTTTTGAGCAGGTGGAGCTGGATTTCTAACACCAACAGTAGATGTATTTTGAGTTAGAATAGTTCCTGTGGCAGTATAAGTACCTGTTGCATCACTAGCAAATTCTGTACTTCCTGGTGGAACATACTCTCCAGTAGTATTTGCGGTTAATCTAAAAGTCTTAGTTCCAGCAAGGAATAGATTAGATGGCATTGGAACTTGATGAGCATTTCTAAAGTAGAATGCTCCCAATAAATCACCATAAGTGTCAGAATAAAGATCTACACTAGTAACTGTTGCTTCAGCACCACTTGTTTCTCCAGTAAGAGTTGCACCATTAACAACATATCCAGCATAATTCTCATCATTTGCTAAACTTTCAATATCACAATTGAATAGAATTGAAGTTGGAGAATATGTATCAGATGGTGCTGGTCTTGACTTATCAAATGGATCGGATATATAAGTCTCTATCATATGTGCTGGTTTTGATATACCACTCAAAATATCTGGTGTATTTTTACCAAACTTATGATTAGGTGCTGCTGCTTTAACTCTACCTATACTATAGAATCCGTTTCTTATCCTAACACTTTCACCAACAGTAAACCCTTGAGATCCAGTTGACATTTCAATTTGAATTAATTTAGGGAATATATCAGGAGTACCTGTATTGAGTTTATGAATATGTTTAGTAAATGCTTTTAATCCATTGGCAGCAAATCCTACATTCCTAGAACGCATAAATTTATCTGCTGTTCCAGAAACTTTAACACTCTCAACATAATCAAATTCTCTAAGATTTTCAATAGTGTTTGTGAAAGATGTTTCTACTTTTTGTGTTGTAGTAGTTGTCTTGGTAGTTGTAATATCAGTATGATTACCATCAAATATATCTTGATCTGCTTCAACATCAGTTTCAGTTACATCTACAGTTGTACCTACAGTAGTAACATCAGAAACAATATTTGCTTGCTCTATCCATTTAGCACCAGTAGATTCGGTTCTATAATTATCAATATAAATTGTTCTTACCCAATTATCTGATGGTGGATCTAATTGAACAGCACCAACAAAAACAGTAACTTCAAATGGATTAACATTTACAACTCTTGATGCTTGTGGTTGATCCAACCATGTAACTTCATCATACTTAAGTGTTATTAGATCACCAGTTTTTTGGCAATTTGGATCTAATAATCCAAGATTAGATGACATATCTGCTGTTGTCTTATCAATAGCAGGATTTAAAGCAAGTTCTGCCCTTAGAGACCAAAAATCAACCGCACTAATTAATTCTTGATTTACAACATCAACATCACATCTGGAACCAGAATCTATATTAAAATCAATAAAATCTCTATTTTTGAAATCATTAACAACAAAACCAGTTTTAAATCTATTAGTACCTGTAGAATCTGTTACTTGAAGTGACTTAGTATCCAATTCAAGAGCAGTTAAAGAAGTCATTACTTCAAGATTGGAAACTCTCTTCTCGATTTTTCCAATATCTCTCATAGTAAATCTTCTATTATCATACATCCTTATTGCTGGTCCTTTTTGAGGATCATACAAATAAGGTGGTAATGTTATTTCAGCAACTTCCATTGAATCACCAACTTCAGTAGGTGGTGATGGTCTATCCTCAGATACACCTTTAATCAATTTAACTTGTTCAAATTTATTAATAACTAACTTATCAATTCTAGGTAAGTAATAACTATATCCAAGTACTGTACTTTCATTAGGTGCTATAGCATAATTTGTTGTAGTTTCAAATTTCCTATTAGCAAATGCAAATGGAGATTTAACACCTGTTGTAGCAGTAGATGGATTAAATGGAACAACTTTAGGTCTAAAATCTATAGTATCAGTTGCTCTATTAGCACCAACAGTAGGAATATCATAAGTATACCTATCTTTATTGTATGAGTTTACAGTGAAGAAATCTCCAGACTCTGCTGCTGATGTATCATAATAATCAAATACAATCAAAAGTCTGTTAGATGGTATAGAAGAATTTTTCTTTCTTACTATTCTAGAATAATCATAATATTGTTTTCTTTGTCCTTTGTCTAAACTATAATTATTTGTTCTATCACTATAATTACCATCACCTTTCTTTTGAATATTTGCTTCAATATTTGATTCTAAAAATACTGCCTTTTCTCCTCTAGCAAATTGACTATCATTTAATAAAACATACTCAACCTTATTTGGAGTTACATTTACTACTTGTCCAACTGCTCTACTATCTTCTCCTCTTACTTTTTCGCCAATTGATACATTATCATCTAAAGCAAGTCCACTTACAAAGGTTAATGAGTCAAATGTTGGTTTATCTTTGTTTGTAGATTCATATACTGCGATTATCTTAACAGCATCAGGAACATTTAATGATATTTCATGGTCTTCAATTCTCAAACCATAAGCAGGACTTGCTTCCAATCCCTTAGTCGTTGTTGTTACACCAGCAGTGTTAGTTACTTCTAACTGAGAACTTCTAACATAGTCTTTTCCTTTACTGGATAACCCAATCTTCTTTAGAGTGGTGTTTACAGTTGCAGTACCAGAATTTTTTGATAATCTAGTAAATTTAGCAGTAAATCCACCAGTAATCTGAACCTGCTCGGAAGTTAATTTTTCTACAGTTCCATCTTCATAAACAATAGAATACCTCTCAGCATCAAATGGTTCAAATAATGCAGTAGATATTCCTACAGCACCACCAGTTCCTGAATCTGCCATTACTTGGTCTACAGTTAATTCAATCTCTTTCTGAGCACTTACAGTACGATTTACAGCTTGACGAGTTATTGTCAAATTAGAATCTGAAAGATCAACAGTAGAAATATTTCTTTTTGGTAACTGACTATACAATCCAGATCTACCTAGATTGATAATTCTTGGAACTTTTACAGTAAAGGTTGATGTTGTTGTTACGCCAGCAGTAGGAGTATCACCAGATATAAATGTCAATGCTTGTCCTTGAGAATTTGTTCCAGCAAGATCTTCAACTGCGTCCAGTCCTATTATTGATCCATCAGCACTGATTACATTAACTCTATTATAAACTATAAGACCCTGTGAACCGTATCCAGTTTGATAGCTAATGATAGCATCTGTCTTAATACCAACAGCACCACTAAATCTTTTTCCTAAACATGTTGCTGTGGTTGTACCACCAGAATTTTTAATTTCTAATTGATCAGTAATCTTAAAATTAGGTAGAATTCTATCATATAAAACAGAATCAGCAACAAAGTTTTTACTACCATTTAATCCACTATTAGCAGAAGCTTGGTATACTGATTTGATATCATCGGTACTGTATGTCCAAATTTTTACAATTGAAGAGGTGGAATTATCTTGACCAACAACATTATCAGATTCATTAAATCTTAACTGCTCTCCAACAACAAATTGACCTGTAGTTTGACTTACATTTATCTCGCTAGAATTAACACCAGCAACATACCCAATAGCACCACTACTAAGACCTCTAACTCTTGTTCCTGTAGGTACTGAAGTTCCGTTAGAAATTTGAAGTGTTGTATATGTTTGAATATCAAACATATGAAGATCCCATTCAGTATCATTATCAGAATATGGAGCATCAGAAAGTGCATAATTATACACTCTTGCTTCACCAATCTTCAGACCAGTAGATGCGTTTGAAGCACCTTTTCTTCCATTATAAAGCTCAACTATACTAGAATCCCCACCAATACCAAATTTAGGCATTCCTTCAGAGTTATTAACTTTTAGAATACTTCCCATTCTAAAGTCAACAGCACCTGCCTTTATATTCTTAGTATCTCTTGGTTTATCTACATCTAAAACTGTAGTGCCTGGTAATGCTACATCATATCCTCTAACGTATGCTTTACCTGGAGACAATACAACATTCATTAAATCATCACTTGGAGTAGCACCTAAATCAGTCTTTTCTCCCTCAATATACATTCCACCAGATCCAAATTCATTATTTAATGAGTTATGGATACTTACACTAAAAGGTTCTACTGAATAATTTCCAGATTCATCATATGTTCTTTCAGCAAAGTAATCTTTTATAATATTATAAACCGATTTATCTTGTAATTTCTTAATTTCACCCTTACGAATTCTAATTAATTCTACAAAATTAGTATCATTGCTATAATCTAACAATGCTTTCTTTGATAACTTTAGACTTACCTTAAGTCTATCAGCACCTGGAGCAGCATAATTTGTAAATCCTTTTGCATTATCATTCAATAAAGAATCATCAGAAGCATTAATAATTTCCTCATTAATTTCAAAACCAACTCTATATGATGGTTTATTTGAATATGGCTCTAGAACTACTAAAGATTTTGATACATCTACAAAAAGTCCTCTTACATAATAAACTCCAGTATCAACACCAACAGAAGAACCAGTATTAGATGCTAAATCTGATGTTAATGTAAGAATTGTATCACCTGTAGTTAATGTTGTATTACCATAAGTAACATTTTCTTCTAATATTAATATCTCATTATCTGGAAATGCTTGACTAATACCCTGACTATCAGATTCACTGTACTTTACAAAAATTGTAATATCATCAACTCCTTCAGTTGGAGGTAAAATATAATTTGATATTCTTGCAGTAATTTGAGACTCTTGACCCCTTACTTTAGTTCCCTTACCATCATTATTTTTAATTAAAGCATCAAGATATACACTAACATCTATACCTAAATGATCGGCATTTACTTTACATGAAAAATATGTGCTGTCATATGTAACAGATCCTGGTATAACCATAGATCCTTCTTTGAACATATGACTACCAAAAGATTCTATTTGATTCTGTAGAATCGATTGGAGACCTGTTAATTCTCTTGCCTGAACTGGAAATCCAGGTTTGAACAATGTCCTGTAATAATTTTTCGCCTTATCAAAATCATCATAATAAGGGCTTATATTTAAGTTAGTCTTTTGTGACATTGTTTTTTAGAATTCCAGAATGATTTTAACGTCTTCTTTTTGTCTAGGGTTTCTAGCAATAAGTGGTCGATTATCGACATACACTAAATCCCCTGATCCTTTATTTATCTCTGATTTAGATAACCCTTCATTGAAAGTAGTTCCTAAGTTAATAACTTTAGTTCCATCTTTACTGGCAGTAGTAATACCAGTGAAGGATCCATAAACCTGTCCACTATATCCATTTTCACCAACAATATTATTTGCTGGTGTGTTATTTGCTTTAGTGGATTCAAAATCATAAAATGTACCTTTGTTGGCAACACCAGAATAATCTGTTTGATCTTGTGCTGTACTATAATTTAAAGATCTATCTCTAAAATATTTAATTACGTGAGTATCAATATCATATGAAGCAACATATGCCTCTGCGGTTTTACCATCTCCTCTCAATTGCGTAATTTTTTCCCCAACAGTCAAAGATCCACTAGGAAGATTTAATGAATCTGAATCATCCATTTTAATAGCAGGTAGTCCAGAAAACTGACCTTCTGAGAAAATTTCAGTACTTTCAGACTTTGTTGGATTCTTTAAAATACCAACTTGAGCAAATTTAGCATCAACTGGAAAATCTTTAGTAGCATCATCAAATCTAGCATATATAAGAACCTTATCGGTTCCTAATTCAGTATAGATATCAAATCCATGACCCCTAGATGGAGGAATTAATGGAACCAATTTTGCTAATGTTTGAATTGAAGAAGTATTAGACGTACCTAAATCTACAATTCCATAAGAATAACCTTTACCACCAGCACTAACTACAGCATTTGTTATCTTACCACTAGTAGCATCTACTCTTGCTTTAGCACCAGATCCATCACCCAATATATCACATTCTTTTCCAGTAAAGTTTCCATAACCAATACCAGCATTATCAATATAGACATGCTTTAATTGATTACTATTAACAGTAGAGTCAGCATTTTCTCTGACAGATCTTATACTAGGATCTACGGAAGTTGACCAATTATTTGGAACTGTAATATACTCTGTAGAATCAAACTTTATAATATCTGCAGGAGAAACTGTAAATAAGTATTTCCAAAGGTATCCATCACCACTACCACCTGCTTTAGATGGTTCTAGGTCTGTAAAATTTGGTTGATCGGCAGAAATATTACCTTGTGGATTAGAACCAGTAGCACCATTTGATATACAAACATAAACTTTAAATTCACTGTTTATGACATAATAGTTTGATGAATATAGATTTGATACGTTAGTATTCTTAGATTTATTTTCATAACTAACATCATCTCTATAAAAATCGTACCTTGTATTTGGTTCCCAAGTAACTTTTCTAATAACTCTACGAATATTATCAGCAGTAATCTTTTTACCATAGAGAATGGTATCCCCTACATGATAATTATTGGTAAAATTATCTATAGGTGCTGGTGTCTGTCCAGATGAATTCCAATTCCAATCCCTACCAAAGAGTTTTGTGTTCTCTGTTGGAGTCTTAGGATTAGCAAGTCCGATAAAAACGTAATATGAATTACTTCCGTTAGTGACGTTCTCTACGAAATTACTAGCATTAAGAATTCTAAATTGATCAGTTACAATTGCAGGCATCTTATAAACAGTACTTTTTTTCTTTATTTATAGTCATAAGTTCACCATTATCCTATAGTCCTAATAGCACCAGTGTTTCTTAGTCCCTTATGAGAAGCAGGATCGTAAGTTCTACGTTGAATTGTGGGGAATGAAGATAGTCCAACATTAACCGTTTTACCAGAAACTACTAAGTTTAATGGAGTTTCATCCCTAACAACTCCATCTAAAGGATTGTATAATCTACCCCATGATATTCTACCTAAAGAAGTAGTAATACCAAGATTAGTTTGATCATATTGACCTGTTTGTGCTATTCCAGCAATAGCGGATGTACTAGAAACATTACATGTTATAACACCAGTCCTTTGAGTGCCCGTAATTTGATGAACCTTGTATACATTGTCTAGGAACGTTGTTCCTACACCAACAACACTAGCATCATCAGCATCGATAGAAATAACTCCATCTCCAAGTTGAGTATCATGAATTAATACTGGATATCCAACAAGAAGATCTGCTGCTAATTGATTAGTTTCAACTTGGAATTCAAATTTAAGAGCATCATTTCCATTAGTTCCATCTGTTACTGCAATTCCTGTAATAATTGCTGACCAACCTTGTACATTTGTAATTTTTGTAACCTTCTCAAATTCAGTAGCATCTAAAGACACATTAACCTGTGGTGGGTTAGTAGAACTATATCCCTTTCCAATATCAGTAATTAATGTATCAGTAATACTTCCATTTGTTACTGTAGCAGTTGCTTTAGCAAATTCTGATGTACCAGCAACTTCATATTCTTCACGATTTAGAGTTCCAACACCAACACCAATAGGAGCACCAATTGATAATGTGACGGATCCATTATATCCACTACCACCATCTACAATTGTCAAAGAACTTACAGTTCCATCATTTGAAACATTAGCAGTAATATTTGCTGATTCTAGATCATTATTTTCAGGTGAATATATTATCGCATCTACCTGATCAACAGTAATATTGTACCTATCACCAGGATCAATATTAGGATTACCCAAATCTTCATAATGGAATGACTGAGCATCATCAACAAATATTCCATAATCTACTCCATCTTTACCTACAGTTGTAGTAGTAACGTCTCCAATAATTTTAGCAGTAGGATAAATTTGAGGTTCTATAGAATCTCTTGTTTTAGAAATCTTTTCACCATTTATAAAGGTATCTTGCTTTTGCTTCAACCAATCTACTGGTTTAAAGTCATTTTCATTAATACCAGGTCCACGATATACTTCAGTCTCAACAAGGTCTGAAGAAAGGAGTTCTTTAACAGTTCTAGCTTTATACTGAGATCTAGTATCTTTTAATCCATTATGCTTTTTAAGTTGTAACTGATCACCAACTTTAATTGTTTCATCAATATCAACTATTTTAATATCAATACCATCTTGCCCCTTAAAGAAGAAGATATCTACCTTATCATTAGTATCTGGTGGTTCAGTGAATGTAAATGAAGTTCCACCAAAGAATTGATATGCCCAATTAGGAGTTTGGATAACACCATTGACAAATATTAATAGTACAGCATTAAGATCTATTTGAGCAGATAATGGATCCGTTTCATCCTTTTCAAAACTCAATAATTGACCATTCAAGAATATTGGGAACCTTGTTCTAATTCCATCCTGTAAGAATCTAATATCATCAATAAAATCTATTTCACCAAACTGCCATGCCGCAAAGTAGTCATTGCTTGTTGAAGCAACATTTAATTCAAATTCTTGAATTGGTTCATGAACTAAGGCAGAAGTAACAAGACCAACAACTTTCATTCTATCTCCAATAGCAAATGAATGTCCTTGTCTTGCTACTTGGAAATTCTTTATACCAAATAATTCATTATTCTGATTAAATCCTCTAGTAATACTACCAGAATCAGATTTAACAAACGTATGATTATAATTACCACCAGAAATAACAGCACCAGCAGTTGTTGAACCAGAATCAAATGTATGTGTGTTTAAGTTACCAGTCTTACCAACTTGTAATGTTATTGTTCCTGCACCCTGATTAGCAGAAATAACCTCAATAGGAGAATCATATGCTCTATCACGTTTCTGACTTATAGCATTAGCAACACATCCAGCAAATGTATGAGTAGAATTATTAGTTGAAACATCTCCTTGTAAAACATCTATCTTAAATGTTGATCCAGAAGCAGAAAATACTTTAATCCAGTTACCACTAATACCATCAGTTGATCTTGGATAAGATTTTGTTCTACTAGCATCACTAACATCACCAACATTAACTGTAATCTTTCCACCAGTAGTATCAACAGCAGTAATATTTAAAGCAGTATTATACGCTGGATCTGGTTGACCATCAGCAGCAACAGCACGAGGATAAGTATGTGATGTTTGGTGACTATCAGCAGAACAAGTAAATGATAATCCATTATCAGCAATTTTAACTGCATCACCAACTGAATAATTGTGTGTTCCGATAGTTAATACCAAATCACCAGTTAAATGATCATAATCAGCCCAAGTTACACTCTTTGTTTGGTCAAATGGAGCACCAACAGGTGTTATTGTAAGAACATCAGTTGCTGTTCCACCATCGTAAATATGTTCCCCAACACCATATTCGCATATGAATGAAATTGCATTATCAGCAATCTTAACCCAATCACCATCTTTCATATTATGATCTGATGTTGTAGTTACAGTCAAAACTCCAGTGGCTGGTTCATATGTTGTTCCTGCTTGAGCAGTGTGAGTATCAATTGTAGTTCTTGGGTATGACTTTGTATTACCTGTTGGATTAGCAATGCCAACATCAACAGTAATAGTTCCACCAGTAGTATCAACAGCAGTAATTGGTCTAGCAGTATTATAAGCAGGATCACCTGAACGTGGATAAGAATGATTGGTAGCATGATTATCAGCATCACAACTAAAGACAATCTTACCAGCACCAATAGTAACAGTATCACTAGTTGTAAAACTATGAGATCCAATAGTTAATACTAAGAGACCAGTAGTAGGATCATATGAAGCATTAGTAACATCTTTCTGAACATTACCAGCAGTAATTGTAATAGCATTTGTAACCGTACCACCTTTATAATCGTGAGTACCTGTAGGAGCAGTGCAAGTGAATGCTATTGATTCATCTGCTAATTTAAGAGTAGATCCCTTCTTAAGTCCATGATTAGCACCAATTGTAAGAACTAATTTACCATTAGATCCATTATAGGTGGCATTAGATACATCATAAGTTACAGTAGGGGATTTACCAATCTGAACATCAAAACTAGTAGAAGATAAGTTAGTAACTTTTAAATCTTGTCTACAAGCAGGATCCAATCCAGGTCTTGGATATGTCTTAATCTCATTGCTTCCCATATCACATCTAAATGATAGAGAATTATCAGCAATAGTAATCATATCACCATTCTTAAATTCAGAATCAGTTAAATGTGTACTATCAAAAGTAAGACCTAAAATACCAGTAGATGGATTATAAGAAGCACTAGTTGGTGTTAATGATGTACTGACACCAGGAGCAGAAGTAGTATCTACATCAATATCAAGTAATAAATTAACTCCAGTTTCTTTAGTTTCTCCAAGAGCCAATCTAGAAATACCTTCAATTGGCATATTTTGATAAACTGGGTCAGGTGTTATAATTTCTGGGTTTACATAATTTGCTCCACCATTAATAACATTAAATTCTAGAGATCCACCAGTTCCAGCAGGTGATTTGCCAACATTAATTGTAAATGTTGTAGTATTAACAATAGTCTCTACACCAACAGATAAACCATATATTGGATCAGATATTCTTGGATATGCGTGAGTTGTAGCATGACGATCCTTGTTGCAGGTGAATACTATACATTCTTGGGCAAATTCAACAGTATTATTTGCTCTCTGAATATTATTTGGTTCTGCAGAATATAACTTATGAACTGTTGTATTTGTAGAAGGTGTATTAAGTAAACATTGGATATCAAAAGTAGTTGAAGTTATGTTTGAAATCTGAATCCACTTATTATGAATAGGATCAGTTTTTCTTGGATAAGCATGTTTAGTTAAATCTTCATCTTGTGCACATGTAAATAATAAAGATTTTTCAGCAATCTTAATATAATCACCATTACTAAATCCATGAGCAGATGCTGTTTCTAATGTTACAATACCAGTAGTAGGATCATATGAAGCAGTTGATATACCTGTAACATCTGCTGCTGTGAAATTATGAGCAAGATTAGTTGTAACTGACATTATACCAGTTTGTGGATCATAATCCGCAGTGGTTATGTTAAATGGTCCTCCAGAATTAGCAGTAAGACCCATTGCTGAAGAACTCACATACTTATGATCATTCTCGGCAATCTTAGCAGTTACATGACCACCAAATCCAGCACCACCACCTGGTCCAACGTTTATAATAATAGTATCGTCACTAACAGCATCAATACCTAATGTAGCACTTGAAGCAGGATCAGTTGATCTTGGATAAGTATGCTTACTAAAATGATTATCTCTAGAGCAAGTAAAGGTTAATGTATCATCATTAAGAATAACTGTATCCTTCGCTTTCAATATACATCCATCTAAATGGGAAGCATATTGGTGAGTATAATTACCACCAGTTTCTACACAATCTGCTACAGCATCAACAAAGGTATGAGGATCTACGTTAGTAGATGGAATAGTTGTTAATACCTGAACTGTTATTGTTGTTTCAGTTACATCTACGATATTAAAGGCACTATCATAGAATGGATCATTACCATTAGATCTAGGATATGATTTCTCAGCAGCAGTACCACTAGCACCACCAAATCCACAACTAAATTTCAATCCTTCTTCTGCAATCTTAATACTTGTTCCAACAGTTAAAGTGTGTGTTCCAATTTCCAATACCATTAATCCAGTATTAGGATCATATGTAGTTCCTGTTGTTGGTGTAAATTTAACAATAGGAGATGTTCCTACTTCTACCTTAAAAGTATTAGGAGTTTTATTAGTTACTTGAACCCATTTACCACTAATTGGATCTGTTGGTCTTGGATATGGATGAACTGATCCATAATTATCCATAGAACACTTAAATGATATTCCATAATCAACAATCTTAACCCAATCACCAACAACAAAGTCATGTCCTGCTTTAGTTATTGTTAATTTACCCGTAGTAGCACTATAAGCAGCAGTATCAATATCATAGGCATCTGCTGCCTCTAAAGTATGATATCCTACATCTAAAAGCAATCTACCAGTATGTGACTCATATTCAGCACTTGTTGGTTGATATTGTGTACTATTTGTACCACCAGTGTTCTTAACAACACTATTAGAAGCAGCAGATACAAATCTGTGCTCATAAGCAATATCAGTTACTCCAATTGAAACTGGTTCTCTATATCCAGATCCAAATGTTAAATCTTCATAGAACTCACAAACATATCCACCATTATAGTAAGTTCCACCATGAACATAATTATGATTAATTGTAGAAATACCACAGAATGCTTCAAAAGTTCTCTCTGAAGTAATTGCTACTACAGGTATCGAACGATTATCATCATTGAATACTGTTGTTGTTACTCCAGCATATGATGAACTACATTCAAACTCTAATTGATTGAGTAAAACTGTTGATGGATTGTCTAACGAGAAATAATGTGGATTGTCAGTTGTTACTGTAATAATTCCACTATTATTATCATATTCAGCATCTACAATATTAATATTACTAAGTGATGAATGAGCAACACCAACTAAACTTGTGATTATACCAGCAGTCTTTTCTGCCTTTACCCTAGCACCAACAAGAGGTGCATATCCAAGACCTGCTTTTGATCCTAGAGTATTGATTAAACCACCTCTTGGAATCTGGTTTTGGTTGATATCATATTCAGATTGGATTCTACTTCCATTTTCAGAAGTAATTCCAGTAAACATAACACTTGATATGCCAACATTAGTATCACTTTCAAATTCATAGTTATTACCTAAGTTGTTCAAAGTTAATGGTGTCTGGAATACTCCATTAATGAATAATACCCCATTTCCAACACCAACACCAGTAACAGTATTAGCACCACCAACAGTTAGTGTATAAGTTCTTCCAATACCAGTAAATGAATCTGATATATCATCAAATACCATATTGGTATCATAATTTGTTCTTAAGAATGTTCTACCATTATATTCTGCCTTAACGTATGGTAAATTTGTTTCACTTCTTCTCTGTCTTGTATTACCTTTTGGTGGATCTAAGAACCAAATTGTACTATCAACAATATTAAATGATCCTCTATGAACTCTTGAAGATGCTCCAGCACTATGTGACTGTGCTGCTCTACCCAAAGTACCCCTCTTTACGTTAACAACGGGTATAGTTCCTTTTTCAGAACCAATAGCTGGTAATTTACCAGTTGTTGGATCAGGTACTTGTGAATTAGATTCTGCTAAACCAACCTCTATAACTTTCATATACTCATCACCAACCTTCAATACATCTCTTGGTTGTACTGAACTAATACCACTTAATGCAAATTGTGTTACAGCTACTCCAACAGCATCTTGTAAATTATGCTCTACTGCTGTATATGATATTGGTTGTTGAACAATTCCATCTAATCCAATTACAGTTTTACTTAAAACTTTACTCATCTGGAACTTATGAGCATTACCAGATCCTGAATTAGTGAATGTTATTGGATCTCCACTAGCAATATACTCTTTCTTACTATACAAGAAGAATTCGTCACCAGAAAGTGCCTTAACATAAACTGTTTCTGGTAAAGTATTGATAACATTACCATCAATACCTTCAGTAGAAGCAATTCCTGGAGCAGTAGCAGGAACACCTATAAAGGTAGAATATGGTGTATATGTTAATTCTTCATTAGTATTAAAGAAATGATTAGATAAAGTAAACTTACCTGTTGCTAAATCTAACTGTGAAGTATCACTTGGATTAAATCTCTTATA